CTAATACTTGCCAACAACAACCCGCAGAACATTATTTTGGTCATAAACCTTTTGCCCCTTATTATCGATTAAGTTCCGCCCTTCGCCTTCTGTACCACCATTTAATTCAAATGTGCCATCGGCTCTCATAATGGTGCCGGTTTTACCCTCAACGTAATTTGATGATCGAAGCTCGCCAATTTTTGCCAGTGTTATTTGTCCATACTGGATAAACGCATCACTAATGAATACCTGCCCATTAATTACCGCAAACGGTGAATATTGAGCATCATCAGCGCCGCTCATCAGAACAAACTGGTTCGCATTGAATCCGATACGGGTGACAACCGGCTTACCGTTTTCAGCCAGTACCGCTATGCTCATCCCAGCGCTGTAGTACACGCCATTAATCCTGATCCCCGCTTTTAGGGTATGAATAGCGGTCGCACCATCGGCGTCAACGGTCGCCGTCAGCTTATCTTCCAGCGTGGCCGTTACATCTTCGATTTGCGCCTGAACGGTGGTAGACAATTCGGCCATCGCCTTATCAACGTCAGCGATCGTTGTTTTAACGATCAGAATATCCGCCCGGACAGTCCCATACTGCGCCCACTGGTGATCGATGGTGGCATTTACACCCAGAGCGGCCTGTAGAATCCCCTCTATGTTCTGATCAATCTGGCTGTTGAGCGCATCACCGTCTTTTGATGTCAGGAAATCGCCGGCGATATCGCCCAAGTAATCATCGGCGTTATCGTTCGACATGCCGCGCACCCAATCCGTCCAGCCCGATTCATTCCCGGTTTTATCGACCAGCTGCGCGCGATACCAGAATTCCTGCCCCGCCTTTAATCCTAACTGAATGTATTCAGAGGACGGATAAGGCACATCACTCAGTAAGAGCGGATCGGACTGGTCGCTGTTGGCCGTGTACTGAATTTCGGTTTTCAGCGTATCGGCAGTATTCGCCGGGAATCCCCAGTTAAGCTGAATACCCCAGTTGATACCCGTTGCAGCAAATCCCACCGGCTTCGGCGGGTTGCCCACTTTGCCGGTCAGCGTTGCTTCTTGCGAATATCCCCACCCGGAAGAAATTTCCGCCGCATTGATTGCGCGGACGCGGACCAGATAGCGCCCGGCATAAATGGATTCAACCTCAAAACTCGTGGTGGAGCTCCGCGGCACATTCACCCAGTTACCGTCGTTGCGGCGCCACTGCGCCTCATAGGCAATCGCATTGTCGACTGCCGACCAGGTTGCGCGCATGGTTTCCACGCTGAGCCCCTGCTGCACCACGGAATAGCTATCAATGGCGATATCTCCGGGCGCTGACTGATTGCCCGGCGGTATCACACTGACGGGCCGCTGGTCGATGATGGCGCCAGTGTCGATTCTGGCGTATTTATCCGGGTCGTGAGCCGCGCCGGAGATCGTAAACGTGCCGTCGTTATTATCGGCGACACTGACCACCCGGTATTGCTGGGCGTACAACGTATCCGACTCAACCACCCACACACATTCCGGCTCCGGCGTCTCACTGTAAGCCGTTGTAACGGTGATCTTGTTACCGTTTACCGCCTGAATCGTCCTGCTTTGCGCCGCGCCGGATGGCAGGTTAAGTATCAGACGGTCGCCGGCGACTGCATCAGCCACACGGTCCAGCTCGATAACCCGACCATTCACCGACCGAATACGGCCGCCGGTGACCTTCCCGGAAAGCAACTCGTCCGCAACTGCGATGATGTAACCGGGTTGCGGGATATTGCCGTCCAATCCGACAGAGAACGTCACCACCCTGTCTTTGTTATTGGTAAGAATGCCCCAGCGCCCCTTGCGGTTGGCTTCTGATTGCCGGGTACAGCCGATTGCTGTCATTTCCAGCTGGTTGAAACCGTAGCGGGCAACAAGCTGCTGCTCAAACACAGGCTCCATCGCATCAGCGTACGCATTATCCGGATCGGACCACGAAACCAGCGCGGTGGTGTAGCGCGTTTTGGTGGTGCTGCTGGCGTAAGTAAACAGGCCGTCGATGACGTTTGCGCGCGTGTAGGAGAAATCAATGTCGCGCGGCATGTCGGCCAGCGCCACAATCTGATCACCGCCCCAGTAGGTCATCCCCCGGAAGATAGCGGCAAAGTCTCGCAGCACGGTGTAAGCATCGTTCCGGTCCTGCACATACACATTGCAGGTATAGCGTGGCTCTGTCCCGCTGCCGCCTTTTCCATCGGGCACCATCTGGTCGCAATACTGCGCCACTTCATAGAGTGACCATTTATCGATGTTGGCAGCCGTCAGGCGATTACCCAGCCCGAAACGGTCGCTCAGCACCAGATCGTAAAACACCCACGCAGGGTTATCCGTCCAGGCCCATTTAAACGCACCGGCCCAGGTGCCGAGATAGCTCCTGGTTTCCGGGTCGTAATTATCCGGCACGCGGATCACCCGCCCACTAGGCTTACATGAAATCTGCGGAATAGAGCCGTTAAACTGACTCGAATCAAACTCAATATATAGCAGCGCGGTATTTGGATAACGCAATTTGGCGTCGATCACTTCCGTATAGCTCTGCAGCGTCATGGTGTCGCCTATTTTGGCACTGTGCGCATCAGCTGTAGTTTTACGGAGGCGCAAAGTCCATGTGCTGCCAGCCTGCGGTAAATCAATGCGGTGGCTTCGTTCATAGCCTGTGGTTGTTTTGCCCGATACCCGAGTATCGAGAACGGTTCTCCATGAGCCGCCGTCGGTCTGCAGATCGATGGCGTAATTGATGGTGTATCCCACCAAATCACCATCATCCTCTTGCTTGTAAATTGAGGGCCACTTAATGCGCAGGCGCACAGCAGAAAGCAGCGTATTAGTGAAAGTACGCGTCCAGGCGGTAGCACTGGATATCTCAACCCCCATGCTGATTTCGTTCTCTGAGCCTGGAATCCCCTGGATGTATTGTTGAGCCTGATTCCCCGGGCGAAAGTCCCAGACCACACCGCCAAAGTTTGTCGAACCGTCGGCGTTCTCCAGTGGGGTCCCGTCGAGGTAGATATCTTTTCCGGTCAAACCACCAGCAAACTCACCTTCACCCAGCGCCACCAACAATTTCGCCTTTGCGACAGACTGGAGATCATCCGGTTGCTCCGTCGGCGTTCGGCTTTTAGAACCACCACCTTTTTGCCCTGTGATTTTTTTCGGTGCCATATTTCACCCATAAAAAAACCACCCGAAGGTGGTTATTAGAAATGATGTTTGCTACTGCTTATCTTCGACGTAAATGCCCGCAGAAATGATTGCGCCACCTATAAGCCGTCGGCCATACAGAAGAGGAACAGGATTGCCCTGGGCTGCGGTGTTCGTCACACCACCAAAGGCGTAGGAAGCCTGGTTATCGGCATCCTGCTTACTGGCGAGCCCGGCAGGTTGAGGGGATAGCATCTGCACAATACCGCCCAGCATCATAGCCGCGCCTATTTTCATGGCTGCAGGCCCCCAAGCGGCCCCGCCCCATGCCTGTCCTAGTGTTGCACCCAGCGCCCCAGCAACAACAAGAACGGCCCCCAGAATTGTTTGCAGTAAACCTGCTTTTTTACTTCCGATCACCACCGGAACAATTCGAATCACCTCTCCAGTAACGGGGAAACCTAAATCATCCATCCCAAGGTTTTTTTTACCTTTAAATACCGCATACGTTAACCCGCGCATTTTACTTGTATTAAGGTATTTTTCAAAACCGGGAATTGTTTTTGATAAGGCATTTATTGATTCGGCAGTAGTTCTAATTAGCCGGTTATGTATTTTCCCAAATGATTTGCCTAGCTCTCCACCTAATTCAATTCTTGTCATGACTTCTTGCATATAAACCCCAATAAAAAAAGCCACATAAAGTGGCTTTAGCGATTAGAAATTTGCTTTAGAGGCAAGAGCGAGCAGCTTTACTCCATGGATCGCCAATGCCCCTACTGGCTGCATACACTTTCACATCAGAGCCGCCTTTGTCGTCTCCTTGTATAATCGCCATTGATAAAACCCCGAATAAATCATCGGCAGCCGATATCCTATACCCAGCTTCCGTTTCTATGCTTGTTGCTTGCGGGTGTAAGTCCTGCCATTTAGGTGACAAGCATTTATTAAATTGCGCTGCACTCTTTGAAGAATGGCCAGTATAAATCGGTTCTCCTTCCTGCAAAGAAGAAGCGCTGCACCCGAACAACCCCAACAACGAAACAAATAATATGGCCTTTTTCATTTCCCTATCACCTTTGATCAATTTGCCAAAAGAGTAGCAGGGATCGGGGTAACGAAGAAACCCGCAGTTAAGCGGGTTGGGATAGCATAAACATTTTAACTGCTTTGGAATTTATGCCACATCAGCACCATGAATCAGGTGGCGCAAAGCATCAATCCCGTTAGTGTTGTACCGGAATGCTTCAACCTGTTTGCTTGAGTAGGCCGACTTGTCCAGAAAGAACTTGCCGTGCGCATCTGTCTTCAGCTTGTGTGCGTTAGCAACGCGCCCAATTTTCTGAGCAGAAACCCCCAGCATCTCCCCCACTTCACCCGCCGTGTGGTAATGCTCCTCGATCACAGGCAACGGGATAGCGTCATAACCAATAAGAGGATTAATCAACGATGCCGTGAGCACCTGATGCGCCATCGGATCCAGTCGAGGAAGCAGACTAATGATCTCCCGCGCGCTCGCGATATTCTTCTCCAATGCCTGGGCTTTCAACTGTTCTGCCTTAGCCAATCGGTACTCAGTGATACCCGTGTTGCTTTTTGGCATCGCTGGTAATACCTGCATATCTTCCAGCTTATCGACAAGAGAACGGCGCACGGCTTTCGATTCTCGAGCAGCTACGCGGAGCGCCTGTTTAATCGACATTTCGATGACCTCAACCGGACGTCCACCATTAGTGCCGGAGGGTTTTACACTTTTTGTGTAAAACTCACCGTCAAGTTCATCCTCTACTTTTTCAATGAACTTGTTATTGCGAACGCCAGGTTCACCGCACTGGTTACGCGCTTGGTTTACCATTTTCAACAGGGACTGGCTGTCAATGGTTTTCTCGGTGACAACGCTACCCTTTGATGCTAAATTTAATGAAGTCATTAAGTGGTCCTTATGACGGTTTCATGGATAGCCGATAGCTCGAACTATCGGCTTTTCTATTTGCGGCCTCGCAAATTCAATAAATTCTCGGTCTTTCTCCTTCCTGAAGTTGAAGCTCAGCATGCGTCTTGATCATGTTCATAAACGCAGCGCCGTCGTTAAAATGATCATGCAAGCGACCAGCAAGCGGAGACTCTATTGCTCTTAACGCTGGCTCTATCTGGTTAAACCATGCTTCACACATGACTTCGAAATAACCAAACATCGCATTTGCATTATGCGCATGAATTTCTCGATCGCTTATCCTGGCCTTCATCGCGGTGTTTATCACTATCTCACGATCTAAAATATCTAAAACCCAGCGACGGAATTCTTTAGCTACTGGCGTCCTTGCGAACATAGCAAGCATATGAGCGCCTCGCAGAGAGAACACTCGTGTTTCCTGCTTTCCACTAGGGGTGGTCAACTTGACCACCATTGACATTTTTTCTGTGAATTCATCAGCGTGACGAGTAAAAATTCGCTGAACAGCCTTATCGTCTGCATATTGAAGTGCATAACCAATCTGATTGGCGGTGAGCCAGATGCCATCAATGTCAGAAGCCGGCTGTAGAGAAATGCCATGGAAGTTAAGCCCTTCTTTCGTTACACTATTCATGTCGATATTTCCTGCCAAGGATTTCTTCGATAAGAAGCCCAGGGTGTTCGCGCACTTCTGGGCTTCACTGTTTTTATGCTTGTTCACTCTTCTCCCCTTCTAATCCGTACGCTTTCCTCAACTGATAGATAAGCTCAGTATTGAACTGACGGCACTCATCTTCCCCATTTCTCTCTATCGCCAACCGAACATCCTCAGGAAATCGAACCTTTCGCTGGTACATATCTTTTGCTTTTTCCATAACCCCTCCAATTATGCCCCACCGTGGGACATTAAAAGTGTCACACCGTGCGTCATTGCTGTCAACCCCACCGTGGGGCATAATTTACATAATGTGAACTTTTTGAGTGAGGCCACCAAATGAGCAGAGAAGATCCTCAACTAAGAATAAGATTACCGATTGAATTAAAAGACAAAATTGAAGATGCAGCAAAATCCAATAACCGCTCTATGAATGCTGAAATAGTTCAACGTCTCGACAATAGTTTCCTTAACGAATTACGTGAAGATGAAGTAATTTCTGCTCAAGATGCAATTCAACTTGTTGAAAAAGCGAGGGATGAACTCTCTGAAATAATATTCAAAAGGACTTTTTCAGAGATCAACAAAAAGGTACGGATTGGTCATTCTACATTCCATATTCTTCTCAGCGATCTTGAGTTGGACGGACTTAGTGACGATGATTTCAACACTGTTTTCGAAAAAACTTTTAGTCACCTAAAAGAGTTAGGTTACGAAGTCTGGGAAAAAACTTGGGATGTAAATGGTTTTGGAGTGGAAATTCCAAGTAAACAGCCCACCTGAGTGGGCTATAACAGCGTTTTATATCTGACGATCTTCATCGTTCGTTCCTGCCAATAGCCGCCATACGGAACGCGCTGGCTCAAATGCCCATACAGATGATGCAATAGCATATTGTTTTCCAGCAGGATCCCGGCATGGTTCCACTTATTGGCCTGCACCTGCATTATCACCATGTCACCAGCGCGCGGCGGCCCGCTAAACTCGCGGAATCCGCATTCATGCCAGCAATCACGGTAAAAGTTCTCCGGATACTGGTCCTCCCACCAGGGATAATCCACGCGGTAATCGGTCAGCTCAATGCCATGCGTCTGCCTGAAATAGCTCATCACCAGCCCCCAGCAATCGAAATGCCCGAGCACAAACGGGCGCTCCAGCAGCGGTAACTCGCCGCGCGGCTGAATGGTGCGGATATCCCCTTCCGGCCAGCTGGCGATATGCCAGGGCAGCAGTGTAGCGTCACACTGTGCCTTATCCAGTTCGCTCGGCTGCGTTGTGGCGTCCGGATGACTGTGAACGATGGCGACAACCGTCCCCAGATCTTCGGCAGCGGCATAATCCTCCGGTGACAGGTGGAAATGTTCGATCGGGTCCGTTGCCAGATTACGGCAGGGGATGTAACGCTGCACCCGGCTTTTCTGCACCACCACGCCACAGCACTCCCGCGGGTATTCTGCGGCGGCATGCGTCATGATGGCGTCGATAATCTTCTGTCGCATATCAGCTCCTGAGAAGGGAAGTACCCGGAAAACCGCCAAACGGCAGCTCGTTACTTTCGCCGTGACGCAGTTTGCACGCCGTCAGCGTGCCGGGGCATTCATCCTGCGAAGGGTCATCAACCGGGTTGTTGTGCTTATCGAAATAGCGGGTCCCTGCATAGTCGCAACCATCACCCGATCGATACTTGTTACGGATGCACCAGGTACAAAGTGAATGCAGCTGGCGGGTGGGGATCATTAGCCCCTGCAGATCCATCGGGCTGGAGAGTTTAAACGCCACCACTTCATGCGTTTCGCTGTCCTTTGCATCGATATAAAACACCTTCAGCTTTTCCTGCTGCGGATCCGCCGCCGGGTTTCCCTCCGGATAATTGACCGCATCCAGATACTGCGCCAGCGTGTCATGGATAGTGACTTTCGCCTGCAGCAGGTCATCGTAAGCAAGACACAGCGCGGTAATGGAACTATCAAGGTTAGCGACCGACAGCGTCGGCTGTGCGCTGGTTCCGTCGGTAGCCGTCTCTATCCCTTCTATCTCGCAGGGCCAGGCTTTATATTCCAGCCCCTGCCACCAGATAGATTTTGCAGGTAGCTTGTCCTCATCCCCGCCGGCGGCGGCGATTTCCTCCGGCGTATGCGCAATATTATGTGCATGAAAACGGAGGACATCACTGACGCCAAAACCGGTGCCATCGACATCAAAAAGCCGGACGACATTGCCCGGCTCGAGTTTCTGATAATCACTGTTTAAGCTCATGGTGCAAACGCCTGTTCAAACGTGGCCGAAACGGTTTCCACCGCTTTACTTTTGGTGACGCGCTGCAGGCTGTCTGGTTCGACACGCCACAACGTGAGCTCACCGCCGGGAGGGGTAAACGAAAACGATTTTGTTTTGTGGCGCCGCAGGAAAGCATGAATTTCCCGGACCGTTTCCGGCTGCCCGGTGAATGAATACTCATAGCTGAGGGTTTCATCATTGAGCCCGGCGCCTGTCACCTGTTTATAACCATCGCCAAACTGCGCCGTGCGGACGCTATCCTTGCTCTTCAGCGTTGGCTGGCTGGATGCTTTGATCCGCCATCCAAAATGTTCAATCGCCATCGCTTACCTCTGTTTATTGGCATTCCAGATCATGCCGCCCGGCTGTATAGCTTTCGCAATCCCCGCGCGGACGGAGCTATCAATGACCTGCTGATAGGCTTTTCCGACTGCATCGCCGCTCCCTTTCTGCTGACCAGATTCCCCCTGTCCCGTGGTGACAGAAACAGGTGCATAGACGCTGACACCAAAAGGAGAAGCAACTCCGCCACCATCCCCACCAACCAGACCTCCCGTCGCGTAACCGCGCATCATGCGGTACAGATTGCCAACGCCGATCCGGTTTGTGGCCTCCTGGGTAAAGACAAACTCCCCGCGGTGAACCACACCCGCCGGCTCATACTTACCGCCAGAGCCGGTGTATCCCCCTGTGGCATAGCCGAGCCAGGAGGTTGCCGAATCAACAAGCCCAACCATGGCCTGTTTCATCAGGATTTGCGTCAGCATCGACAGCGTCGAACGGGTAAAATCAGCCCAGTTCCCTTTGCCGGTTGTCAGCATATCGGCCATGTTCTGACTGATGCCGTCGAACGTAGCGGCAGCGGCAGACTTCATTGAACCATACGCGTCATTGGCAGAATCGGCATAGTCAGCCCAGGCTGATTTTGCCCCCGCTTTCCAGTCGTCCCGCAGCTCATCCTGCGCGGCGTAGTATTCCTTGAGCGCGCCCAGCTCATTCTGATAGCCCTGATCCGCATCCGTGCCACCGGCATTCATCCAGCCCTGCCGAAGCTGAGCCTCTTCATTCTGCCGCTGCGCACCGCGGCTGCTCAAGCTGCCGCCCGCCACCAGCGCTTTGGTTTTCTCACCAATCTGGGTAACGTATTTCTGCGAACTATCCTGCAGGCGGTTCAACCGTTCCTGGGCAACAATCTGATCGCCAAGCCGGGCATTCACCTCCGCCCGCGCCAGCACCTCATCTTTGTTCGCCAGCACCGATTTTTCATCAGCGGTCAGTGCGCGCTTTTTAGCGGCCTCTTCCAGTACAGAAAAGCGGGATTGCTGTTTCCACAGCTCCTGCCGCTGCTGGCTGATGGTGTCCGTGATGCTCTTATGCTCTTCCAGCGTGCGTAGCTGCGCTTCCAGTTCCAGTGTCTGCGCGCTGGCTGTATCGATACTTTTCACGCCTGCCGGCGTTTTCACTGCTGACGGCTTTTTAGGCTTCTTCAGTGAGTCGTCGTATTCTTTTTTGGCGGCTTCAAGGTTGATGTTGTAGTCCGCCTGGAGGATCCGCCCATCCTTCAGCGCCTTATTCAGTTCGTTCTGGCGAGCGGTGTATTTCTCCAGCGCACTTTGCGTCTTCGCATAGTTTGACTGGGCCTGCGCGGCATACTTCTGGCGATCGGATTCCACCACCGCCTCTCTCGCGGCGTTGTCCTCGGTCGCTTTCGCCACATTGGCTTGCTGCTGGGCCATTTCCAGCGCCAGCCGCGCCGACTCGCGATCGTTCCAGTAACTGGCTCGCGCATCATCATTCACATAGCGGTCGCCTTTGCGGAGATTCCAGACTTCATCCGCGCGCTTAAACGCTGCCTCGGCTTTAGAGACGATTTCCTGCGCCGTGTCCGGCCGCCCGATATCCAGCGCTGCATCCCACATGGATTTAAACGCACGCTTCAGGCTATCCGCTGCCGACTCAATCGAGCCCATGTTGTCACGCAGACTCTTTGTCTGATCGCGAAAACCATTCGTTGCCGCATCGTTAGCCGCCTGCAGCGCTGCCGCTTCATCCCCGGATCGTTGCAGCTGCGCCACATAGGCAATCTGTTCAGCGGTGACGTTGTGAAATTGCTGCGCCATGGCAATCAGGCCAGATGTCGGGTCATTCGTCAGTTTCCCGAACGCGGCCGCCACCTTATCGACAGGCACACCCGACGCCTCTGTGAACTTAGCCACCGCCTGGCTCATATCATCGAACCGGGCACCGGCGCGCACGCCAGCGTTAACCAGCTCAGTGAGTGCGCTGCTGGTCTGGTTAAACGTCAGCCCCGCCTGCTCGCCTGACCTCGCCAGCACCAGCATACGGTTTGAGGTCAGCCCGGCACTGTTACCGGAAAGGACCAGCGTTTTATTGAAGTCGGACAACGTGGCCGAGCCCTGATACCAGGCATAAACCATTGCCCCGGTAGCGGTTGCCAGCGCACCAACACCCACCATGACCGGCGATATTGAGCCCAGCAGCGCGCGGAAGGTCGGAATAATACCGCCGAACGAGTCTTTCACCTGACCGCCCTGCTGCAGCAGAATCAGCCAGGGGCTCTGGCCACCGGCCAGCTGCGTGGCAATATCCGTAAACTGCGCGGGCAACATACGCATCGCGGCGTTGTACTGCCCCACCGAAATACCGGCCTTTTTCGCCGCGCTCTCCTGGCGGGTAAACGACTGCTGCACCTTCAGCGCGGAATCATTCGCCGCATCGCCGGTCTGCTTAAACTGCCGTTTAACGTATTCCATCTGTTCGTTGAACTTCGACGAGTTAACGTCAAGGTTAACGACCAGGTCACCCACTGCCGTCTGGGCCATAGCGAACGCCTCCTGAAATGCCCTCGGCCTTTGCCATCAGCACATCATCACCGGGTTCATCGTCGGTAATATCCTCCGCTGAAGGTGACAGCAGGCTGAAGCTGGCAGGGGTTGATGTGGTTTTGGGGTCAAGTGCGGTGATGACGATATGCATCAGCGAGGAAAAATGCGCATCCATCTGCACATCATTAAAAAAGTTGTCCTGGTAGAACGTTCGCCAGTCGGCGTATTCCGTTGACGACATACCAGCAAGCATGGCGCGCCAGTCCGGCCGGCGAAATTCACGCGCCAGTTTCAGGACGAAGGTCAGCTCACTGGCGAGGACTTTTCCAGACTGACCGGCTCGGTCACTGCATCATCCTGTGACGGTTTCGCTTCCGGTGGCGGCACCATGCCGGACAGCAGTTTCACGCGGTATTCCGCGTCGGCAATAATCTCCAGCGGCCAGGTCATCATCACCTCCTTCTGGATCTGCTCAACATCTTCTTTTGGTGTGTTGCGCGTTCCTTTCAGGGGATGCGCATGCCATAACGACATGGCCACCAGCAGCGCGCCGGAGGTAATCGTCATATTCAGCGCCGCCTGCATGTCTGCATCGGTGACTGTTTCCAGCGTTTTCAGGTGTTCAAGATGCTCAATACGCTGCAACGCCGACAGTTCATAGAGCGTGACGGTCACGCCGTTGCGCTCGAACGGTTCTGTTTTTAAAAACATGGGATACTCCAGGTGGCGGGGCCGAAGCCCCGATTATCAGGAAACGGTGACGCTGCAGGTCGCAACAAATAGCCCGTCGTTGGTCATCACAATAATGTCAGCCGAACCGGCTGCAATGCCGGTGACCGTCAGCACCGCATCGGCCACAGATACCGTCACGATCCCGGCATCCGTGGTGGTGGCCCGGAACGATTTATCGCTGGCGCTGGCTGGCGCCACGGTGACATTCAGCGTAGTGGTGGCAGCAACGGCAACGGTGGCGGTCGATTTATCCAGGGTTACGCCAGTGACATTAATCACCGCCGCGGCGCTTTCTTCAGCGAGTCCCGGCTTACCGTTGTTGCTGATTTTGACCGAGCGGGTGATGGTGTCTTTTGCCGTGACGGTTTTACCAAGGCTGCTTACCCAGCCACGGAACACATCGACAGCGCCATTCGGGTATTTGATTTTGTATGCCAGCACGGTACCGTCGTCGAACCAGCGAACCAGATCCTGCTGACCGCTTTCCGCCGGTTTCCAGGCCAGCGTAAAACTGGCCTCACCCGCCGATTTCTGGCCCTGAGCGGTCGCCGTCCAGTCTGCATCTTCATCGTCCAGGTAGGTATCGTCATTTGATTCGGCGGTCAGTTCGCCAGGCTGCAGGTCTTTAATCTTCGCCAGGCGCGTCCAGTCGGTATCCGATACCGGGTTGGCAAACGGGTTACCCGTTCCGGAATAAATCCAGAGCGTGGTGGTGGCGCCCTTTACCGGCGCCAGTGGGTTTGGTGTAGTCATTACGTCCTCACATTTCGTAAGTAATGGAATATTTCAAATCAGCCGAACTCCACAGCCCAAGATCGTCATCGCGCTGGTAGTCATAACCCTGCTGCACGATGTTGGTGATAAGCCCGGCAAGCCCTGGCACATCGCTCATCACCGGATAAATTCGGGACTCCATCCAGTTATCCAGATCTGAATCCGGCACCTGCGCCGGTAAAAAGATTTCGATATGCAGCGTGGCCTGCCAGGTATCCGTATCTAGCTCTTCACCGGTGTATTCGGCATCCGTCAGATAGATCGCGATAGCGGGAAAGTCGCCCTCCTCGAGTACCGCCGGACGCCCATCAAAATAGAGAGCCTCTTCACCAATCTGGATTTCCAGCGCGTTAATGATGGCCCTTCGGATATCACTGTGTTTCATCGTTTCAGAATCAGCCTGAGTTGGTTTTTAAGGGATGCCCGCAGTTCTTTGGGCATATCCGATTCCATGAGCTTCGGCAGCGCATCTCTAAACGCATTCGTCAGCGGTGTAGCCAGGGGAATGCTGACCACTTCAATCGGGTAGCGGGGTTTGGAAGTTCGTCGCATGACATGCCAGCGACCGTTCTTTAACTGCTGAATAAAACCACCCGGGAAACGAAAAGGGCCAATTCGCAATTCGCTATTGGCCCCTTTTTTATCCCGTTTTCGGCGTGATAATCGCACGCTGGCGGTCCCTAGTTTTATCGCCGGCAGATTGCCCCGGTTAACCCGGATGAGCGCTCTAGGCTTTTTCGTCGTGGCACGCCTTATCCTGGCGCGTTGCTTCACCAGCTTTCTGGGAACACGGGTATCTTTCGACACCACCGCAACGCTTCGGCTAACAGCCCGGGTGGCCACACGGTTGACCGCCTGCGCCGAAGCGCGAGGAACTGCCGTGCTACTGATGCTGTTCAGGTTCGCCATAGCCTGTTCAAGCCCTTTTATCGACATCACATCTCCTTAACGGCGACGGGTTGATGCGGGAGGAGAACCCGTCCCTAGCCAGATATGACAGGAGCCGCAATCATCCGGGCCAATACGTTCAACCCAGAAAGACTTTCCGTTAATATCCAGCGTGTCCAGCCGCGCCAGCTGCTCTATCGCTGCTGATTTCACAAACAGCGACGGGCTGGTCCCCTCGACACGGACGCCGGGGGTGGCGTAACCGATATTTTCCGGATCATCGAAAACACCACTCAACGTAGCGCCAGAAATCGCGCCGGACGTTACCGTTGCCGAAGTCCCCATAACCTGCCGAATAGTGTCATCGGCCTGTGTTATTGCAGCATCAAAAAGGTTATCGAAATCAGCCACACCGCCCCCTGTTAGTGTTCGCGGACCAGTCCGAGCGCAACCAGGCTATCCGCATCCGTTGCTGTCACGCGGATCACCGTTCCCGCCTCCACAATAGAGACCGGTTCATCGCGGGTCGCGTGCAGCGCCTCAATGTGCAGCGTGACCAGCGTTTCGACAGCCACCAGCGCGTCATCAGTCCTGCCGGTTAACACCGTATTCGCTGGCGCCACAGGTTCTTCGGTGCCGGGTGATGTCGCTCCGTCACTCACGCCACCATTTTCAACGCCATCGGTATCCGTGCCGCCATCCAGTTCTTCCTCCAGCTCCGCAATGCGCATTGAGAGCTCCTGAATGGTGCCACCGGTATTCACTTCCCGACCGAGCTGCACGCCAAGCTCATTAAGGCGTGCGATCAACTTTTCTTTTTCTGTCATGAGAACAGCTCCGAAACAGGGCCCCGAAGGGCCACAGAATGGAAATCAGGCGAGTTTGACTGACACAAACGCATCCGGATCAGCCAGCAGCATCAGCGGTGCGGACTGGATCATGGTGAACTCACGCGCCGGGTCACCGGTTTGCACCCAGTTTTTCGGGTAACGCGCGGAGGCGTTAATACCTTCACGCTGGGCATCCACATCCTGAATGCAGCCGTAAGTACGCAGCCCGCGCGCCTGGGTATTACCCAGTACCATGCTCAAATCCGGCAGGTAGTTCTTTTTGGTGTCGTCTTCAATGTACTGCCCGGAGTAAACGACAATGGCCACGTCGCCATACATCCCCTTATAGGAGACGGCTTCGCCCAGATCCTTCAGCGCCGTTTCCAGTTCAGAGTTAGAGCCACGACGGGTGTCGAGCTTCTCTTTTACCGCCTTGAACGAACGGAACAATGCCCAGCCTTTGGGATCAAAGACGATGATATTGACCACACCGCTGGCGTTCAGCGCGTAGGCTTCGATATCGTCTGTAGGGTCATAGGTTTCTTTGTCGCGACCGCTCCAGGCCGCGGCGCCAGCCTGAATAATGTTGTTTCCGGTACTGCGCCCCATATCCACCTCAACCGGTTCAAACGCTTCGCCGGTCATGGTGTATTTACCGTTAAGGACGGCAGCAACGGCCTGCTTCTCCTCAACCTGGGCAATTGCCAGTTCTTCATCCTTCATGTTCTGCAGGATAATGCGACGGCGACGGTAGGCCGGGTCAGCCAGGTTTTGCGGATCTTCATCTGGCAGGCGACGCAGCGTCATCTGCGGGTTTACTTCATGCTTCGGCTTGACGTAACCCGGCGTAAACTCAGACGTTGCACCGCCGCGGGAACGGATGACCTTGCCGGAAACAACAGGCGAAACGTACAGCGCCATGTTGACCATGCCCGGGATCTGCGACAGATAGACCTTCTCAGTGCTGAAGGGGTAGCTTTCACGGAAGAAGATGCGCAGGAAAAGCGGGTCAAACTTGAATTTCTTCTCATTGACCGCCAGAAGTTGGGCTGTAGTGTAAATTGACATAGATTTTTCCCGTAAAAAAAGCCGCGATAGCGGCTTCTATGGATGATGGTTGCAGTTCAGAAAAGGGTCAGACGATGCTGATGGCTGTACCCGCAAATGCGTTGCGCTTGATGTTTTCATCCGTCACAGCATCCGGCCAGAGCACATCTTCAATGCGGAATGAGCCGGACTTATAGAATGCCAGCTCGGTGTTGCTCTGATCGGCAGTCACCGCCAGCACGCCGCAGGCGGCCCCCGCATGCTGACCATCCCAGACCGTCAGTTTGCCGGAAGTGGCATCCAGCATCAGTGGCGTCATCGCCGGTGTTGCCGCCGTCAGTTCGCCAGGGGCATAACCGGTATGCGCCGGATCACTGTTCCCGAGGGGCTGGCTGTGTGTAAATTGTTCAGTGTTAGACATGTTGACCTCTTAAACAGGCGTATTTAACAAATCGTCACCCGCATCAGCAGAGTAACTCCCTGCCGCTACGGTGCCGGGTGCGGTTTCCATCAGACGATCCAGCGCGGTATCCGTGCGGGCCTGAGCACTCTGAGGCGCGGCGGCAAGAATGCGCTGCGCACTTTCCACCGTCATGCCCGGAGTTTCAGCCAGTGCGCGCGCCTGTGATTCGCGCCCTTTTGCCTCATCACAGTTCAGGATCCCCATAATGCGACCATTTTCAGCAGCGACCGCCGCCGCGACCTGGCTGCTCACATCAACAGATGCGGTGGTTGCAGGGTCAACGACCACAGCGGATGTGTCAGTGGTGGCCACGGGCTGGTTAGCAGCAGCGGTTGCTGCTGGTTGAGTGGTATCTGCGGATGCAGTAGTACCTTTCATGCTTCCTCCTCGGGAAATCATCGTTCGTTTGTTAATTGCATCGCGCATAACGTTCAGCGCATCCATGTTGTTGACCAGCTGCTCCGCCAGCCCGTTGTCTACTGATTCCTGGCCTGAAAACACAGCCGCTTCAGTATCCAGAACGGCCTGGACCGACATGCCGGTATAACCCGCCACCTTTTCAGCGAACATCTGCCGGGTAGCGTCAATGCGCGCCTGAAAATCTGCGCGAACCTCTTTGGGTAATTTCTCGTAGGGGTTCCCGTCCACCTTATGTTCGCCGCTGTAAATCAGCGTGACCTCGACACCGCTGGTTTTCAGGGCAGCGCCGTAATTGCTATGGGCCATCATGACCCCGATGGATCCCGTTCTGGCCGTCTGTGTAACAAGCCGGCGCGAGGCCGCACTGGCAATCAGCTGGCCTGCGCTGCAGTTCATATCGTTGGCCAGCGCCCAGATGGGTTTGATATCACGCATACGGGCAATAATGTCCGCACAGTCAAAAGCCCCCGCCACCATTCCGCCGGGGGTGTCCATATCCAGAAGGATGCCGTCAACACCCGGATCACTGATGGCCTGCTGAAGACGGGCGATAATGCCGTTGTAACCCGTCATCCCCGAATATGGCTGGAGAGAGCGGGTTTTACTGACCAGAGTCCCGGATACCGGCAGCACCGCGATCCCGTTAGTGACCTGATAGCTTCGTGCCGGTTTTGGCCCCATGTCTTCATCATCACCAAAGAGTGCCAGCGGTTCAGCCATCTGCTCTGCACCAAGCGTCACGCCAGACACGGTGTCGGTCAGGCGGGTAATACCCAGCTGGCCAGCAAGCGCGCAAAAGAAAACCCGCGCATAGGCGGGTTCAAGTAATAGCGGCTCATTGAAAGCCATACTGGCGATGTGCGGGAGATTACGCAGCTCGGGCGTCATCGTTCGCCTCCTCATTTGATTTCTTCAGTCCAGACTCAAAGGCAGAAGCCGCCCAGGCTGGAGGTTTTAGACCAGCAGCGCGACGTTCCATCGTTTCACGTACCTGCTGCGAAAATATTTCCTGATAGTCGTCTCCGCGCCTGGCACACTCCTTCTCATAAGTGCTCAGGCCGGCCTCAATGAGCATGACGGCCTCCTGCACTTCCTTCAGCCCATCGATCGCCATACGGCCTGAGCCTATCCAGTTGGCATTGCCCCAGGCTGTTCTCGCCTCCTGAAAACTGAATCGTGCTCTGGATGGCAACGTCACCACCCGGCGGACAATGGCCTCCTCCAGCCAGCACACAAACATCTGACAGGCCTGTCGGGCTGCCACGAACTTGCGGCGGCCCATAAAGAACGCCCAGGACTCGTTAGCGCTGGCGCGTGCAGTGGAGTAGCTCATCTGCGAATAGTTGCGCGAAAGCTGCTCATAAGACACACCCAGTCCAGCAGAGATATAACGCAGCAGTGATTGCTCGAACGTCGAAAAACCGTTGTCCGTATCCTGCGCTGACTGAAGATTCAGGGAATCACCAGGCATGAGGTGAGGAACCTTCGCACCACCAAGGCGAACCGGCGCCGCGGTATAATACGAGGCCATTTCACCCAGCCAGCCCGTCATCTTGCTCTGCTGATCTTTGCTGTCAGAGCCGAGAATAAAGTCCATCGCGGTTTGCGTATCCAGCTCACTTTCAATCGTCGCCGCGTACATCGCCTTAACGATAGCGCTCTGGAGCTGCGTATTTTGTAGCGTATCGAGCATTTTCATTTGCTCCATGACGCTGTAAAACGCGTTGGCTCCGCGCGTCTGTCCATCTTCCAGCGGTTCAAATACATGGATAAAGGACGGACGGCCGCCGGGCAGCTCGCGCGGAATATAGGACCATTTCTGCGCCATCCATCCCGGATATCCGTCCTCGCTGACGTAATAGCCCAATGCGGCGCCACCGTCGTTGGTTCTGACACCAGCCCGACAGTTTCGCGTGTCTCCGGCATTATTGGGGTTGCTGATGCGTTTCGGGCTGACCATCTTGAACTGTGTCCGGAAGAGCCGCGTTGAATCACTGTCCCAGGTGGGCTGGACACACAGCTCGCCGTTAAATGCATGAGTCGCGACACCTTCGCGGATCATCATCGTAAACGTCCGCTTGCGCTCAGCATCGATCCCGCAAAAATCATCTTCAGCATACTCATACCAGGCGGCCTCCACCTCCCTGGCAAATGCGCGGCTTTCTTCTTCTTTGATACCGAGATAACGCCAGCTCGGGCAGTAACTCAGTCGGAAGAAGGAACCGACAATGTGATCCTGATGAAGCTGCACGGCGTTTGCCGCATAACCATTATTTCGAACCAGATCGTCTGCTCGCGCATTACCACGGGATAAATTAGGCAATAACGCAGCATCCGCGCTTTCGCTCGGTGGGTTCCAGGCGCGTAACTGACCGCCAAAGCCACCAGCACCACCGTGATACCCGGCGTAGTCCCGCAATGCGGTTTTACCGTCCGGCCCTAACAAAGCAGGTGTTTTCATGCGTAAAATCCTGCCGGTCCCCGGCGTCGTTGAGTAATGCCAATCTGTGATTCAAGTTCGGCAATGTATTTTTTCAGGTCGGTTACGGAGGTGGCGGTGAACTCAACCCGCCGGCCGTCCTTTTGCACCGTTGCCACCCGCTTTCCCATCATGAGGTCATGCAACGCAGCGCGGGCGGCATCCAGATCGGTCTGTGTCGCCATTATTCGTCTCCAGATAATGCCCGGGCATAATCCGCCAGGGTCTTGTTGTGGGTTCGCCCCCCTTCTTCCTCCAGCAAACTAGCCAGAAGAGAATCGAGATTTAACTGCCAGCGCGAAATACTGATCCGAAGCGCAGCCAGCGCATAAACGAAGCAGTCCAGCGCCTCGTTTCGCCGCTTTTTGCTGTCCCAGAGGATCTTCTTCTTACCGTCCACCCATTTTTCAACCTGCTCCTCAGCGGTCAGCTGCTGTGCTTCAGCCAGGTCGTAAACGTCGGGGTTGTTTGGGAAATGCACAGCACCGGCGAGGGGTTCATCACCTTCGGGCTGCAGGGTAAAGCGGTTGTAGATCTGCTCTTTCGCTGTGTCCGTCCCGACTTCCGTCAGATACACACCGTTCTTGTTCCGTTTGCGCGGCATGCTGGCCACCGGCTTGCCATAAACAGAGGCTCCTTTGATGGGGATAAGACGAAACAGGCCGTGCTTTTTCGAGCGGTTGTATACGATGGTTGGATCGATACCGCCGATATCCCAGCAAATACGGGATATCGACATTTCAACGCCATTTTTCCGGGTGTATGCCCTGTTTATGGCCTCATCCACCCTGATGAGGGTGGCTTCATCATCATGTCGTCCCATGATGATCTGCCGGTCAATCAGCCAGCTTTCTTCACCCGGCCCCCATCCCCAGACGCGCATCTCATAGCGGTCAAGCTGTGAGTCAATGCCAGCGGTCAGGTAGGCTACCCGGTCAGGTACTGAGGCAGAAAAGTGTTCTTTCCTTTCCGCCATCACGTCCGCATCCGGGCGTTCGCCAATTTTCGGCTCCCATGTCTCACCCAGCGTGGTATTCACGAAGGTTTTACGCTTACCGGTATCCCCCTTCGTCTTGATCCAGTCTTTTACTATCTGCACCCAGGTGGTAAACGGGCTGTATGCCGTCCAGATGTGGAAAGTGACGCTGTCTGGCGGTTCAATGTCGGTACCAGAGGATGCAAACCAGTTCAGGCCATCGCGTGTCCAGATCCCCGTCTCATCGCAGATGTAGCGCGCCTGCGAGAAATCCAGCTCCTGCTGCTTAATGACGCAGGCGTTATGCTCGCAGAGGTAAAAAACGCTGGCCGGTTCGCCAGGCATCCACTTAAACCCGAATGGTGTTTCCTTATCGCCAAACTTCAGATATTGCTCTTCCCCACAATGAGGGCAGGCAACGTGAAAACGCATAAAATGCCCTGACTCACTCGCGGCACGCTCAATCTGGCAGGTTCCCTTTAGCTTTGGCGTGGAGCCACGGATTGACTTAGGCCAGACAGAGCCCTCAATACGTTTATCACCGAGGAAGGTGGGCGAGCCCTCTTTCTCAATATCTTCATCAAATGCTGCCAGCTCATCGTAGCCGGCGACATCGACCGATTTCTCACGGTAGTTTTTCGCCGCCTTACCGCCCAGACACCAGAAGCCGCGACCGTTGGAAAAGCGCTTCATACTGAGCGTATTGTCGCGGTTCTTTTTGCCGTACCACGGCGCGAGCGACAAAAGCGAGGGGATATCACGGATTGTAGGCTCGACATGAGACTTCATGAAGTTCTCAGCATCGCCATCGGTTGGCAGCCAGATCAGCGAATTGCGCTGCTTGTGTTCGATGAAGTACGCATACACACCGAGCAGCATTTTCGAGTAGCCAACGCGGGCTGATTTAACGACATTCACCTCTCGGATATAGTCGTTGCCCATCGCATTCATAATCGCTACCTGGAAAGGAAGCGTGACCCAGCGCCCTTCCTGATACGCTGACTCTTTAGGGAGATAATAATGTGCATCTGCCCATTCAACAGCGGTCAGCGGTTCTGGCCGGTACAGCGTTCGAAGCCCCGATCGAGTAGAGCACCGAACCCCTTTAATCTGACTGTTCGATATATTCACTCAGCAACTCCGGTATTATTTCATCCAGCGCAGCTGCCTTGTTCATGGCTTTAATGATGTCCTTTTTCAGGAAATCAATGTGCCGGTTTTCCAGTTCGGGGAAACGCCGCTGAACTGATAGAGGAACGCCATCGAGGATACTGGCTATTTCTCCGGCCACCCGCGATAACACGAACGTGCAGAATGCGGTTTCCACCACCTCAGCGGTGTCTTTTGCATTTTTCAATTCCTGCGTGTCGGCCTGCGCCCTGATGAGTCGGTGGCGCTCATAATCTATCGTGCCGGGTTGAAGATCCGACTCCGAAGCGATTCGCAGATCTTCGACTTCTTTCCGCAATTTCTCATTTTCAATTGCGGCATCACGGGCGGAATACCACTCAATAACCGCCGCGGAATCATAGAGCACCTCATTACCTTTTCCGCCACCACGGGCAACTGGCATCCCCTGATCCTGCCAGTTCTGAATGGTGCGAACACTGACGCCAAAAATCTCAGAGAGGCGTTTTTTGTTTACCTCCATGGCTCACTCCATGCGCAAAACAGAGAAAGGAAACGACATCGAGTAATTTGCCTGTTATCGGACTCTGCCGCTTCCTTTCTTTTCAGGGGGTGTTTTCAGTAAAAACAGGCAATTAGCTAGAAGAAGAACGGAAACGACTAAAACCGAAAAAATCTCATAAATAGCGAGAATCTGCGCGGACGCCGCCCCGTAGCGCACCGATATGCCGGAAAGGACCCTCAAACGATAATGATTATCAATTAACGGCAATTACTAATGGCTGTCGAATTTCTGAGCAGGCTGCTGGACTGGACGGCTTTTCGAATGGCTTTACAGCCGACTTCGGATAAACCCATTACAGAATGCTATTGAATTAAAAAAATAATTATTTCCAAATAGAAATCTGTAATTCGACTTTTCTTATCGCTATATCAATTACATGTCCATACGGCGTGTGTTTTGAATGATGTTCAGTTTGCAACATGTTCAACAACTCAGAGAATCCTTCCGATGGGTGACAATCTCCAACAAAACAGAAAGCCTCAGTTGCCCCCCGAATAGCGCTACTGATTTCTTCTCCGGCTATATGAAGGTTTTTCCCTCTTTCTGTTTCTTTTGCTATTTGTTGTATCCGCTTTAGATACCTATCTACGAGCTGTGTGGTCGTCATCGTCTGGCCTCATTGGGAAAGTTCATATAGATAACCACACATCACAAAAACATTCAACACGCTGTTTTTAAAGGGATTTTGACGAGCCCGTCAACTTTCAACAGTCATGCAGTGAATGCACGCTGTTATAGGTATCTTACAAACTCAACAAATCAGGCTGAGTGACCTGCATGATGTGCTCATGCTCTACTGCCAGAACGCGCTTCTCTTTCTTTCGCTCGTTCATCAGTCGGCTTCCGATCGTCCCTTTCAGCTTTGACCTAGTTTCTTTGATGGCGTAGCGGTGCTGCATTTCTTCACCCATTGCCAGGCGACGACTTAGCTGCTCAGCCATCCAGTTGAATGCATTGATATAGCATTCTTTTACCGCGGCTGCTGTCTTGCCTGTAAACCCCATAACCAGCATCATGCAGCCATCACGGGTTATGTTATACATCGGCTGGATATCACCGTTTTTATCAATGAAATCAATGGGCGCATAATTGCGCCGGGTGAAATCTTCCGAGCATTTTAGATTTCGGATGGCTCGCAAAACATCTTTATGCCGCTTCCCAAAATAGTCAGCCACCTTCAGTGAAGTGGTGATCACCTTGTTATCAATGGTTATCACCATATTTCGGAAGTCGAAGGCCGGAATAATTGACGGATTATTCATAACGTTTTCCTACTCTTTGAGATGAACCTTTGCCGCATAGGAAATCAGCCCGTCGAGGCTCGCCAGCACTAACTGACTCCTCAAAGGCTCATTCCAAAGGGTTTGGTTCGACGTGGTTATAGTGCGCTGCGGTGCGCAGTGAAATGCGGATACAAAAAAGCCCCGGCATTAAACCGAGGCCTATAATTATTTCTCTTTTTCAGAGAGTGCAGATTAAAGAACGTATTGCATTGCTGGTTTCTTCACAGCCTGCCTGCGTTTTACATCTTTCAATTCGCGTTTTCAATTTATTTTTTTTGTTTTTCTACAGTTTGCCTCCCATGTCTTGTTATGCGTCAGGACATCTCGCTTCGTTTGCTTATCCATAACAGCAATATCCTGTTCAGTTAGGTAGATGGGCTTCACCCAATCACAGGCGGTATCAACGACTGCCGGGGCGCTTCCACGACTCCCGCAACTCGCGATCAACATCGTCATCAGGCAACTGGCTAACAGTCTGCTGTACATTACTGGCCTCTTTCGTTACTTCCACTCGTCGCTCGGCAACCGCTTCGGTAGCTGCTGCATGCTCTTCAGTGCGCTGCTGATCAGCTTTTGCTTCCGCTTTACTGGTGCCACGGATGTGACCAAAACCGAAAGCACCAGCGATAGCGGCTATGACAGCAACCACCAAACCAATTATTGATTCGATACCCATAGCTTCCTCACGCGATAGCTGCTCTAGCTTGCTCAAAGCGAGCACGGCGATCAGTGATGCCGTTCTGCCCGCCGTTAATAATCTGCGTTACTCGCACCAAATCACCGGTGTAGTTAAGGCAACCATTCGTGGCAAAGAACCACGCAGCTGAGCGAGCAGCATTAACATCTTCTTCCAGTTGCACCGGGCTGCCGACCAAATCAAGTTTCAGTGCAGTGCCGCATTTAGCGTAATTTTCACGCCCGGTAATCTGAATCAATCCACGCCCACGGAACGCCCAACCATCACCAGGTTCTTTGTTACCCATGCGACCGCCATAGACCAGATTGGCAATCTGTGGCTGGTGGGCCACCTGCTGACCATCAACACGCCCCAACATCTCGCATTGGTAGGCTGATAGTCGTTTGCCAAACGTCACTTTTAGCGCCGCAACGGAGTAATTGAAGCTCTCAAGTACACGGGTAAAACCTGCCGATTCATGCCCTGTTTGAGCAATAAACATCGCCTGATCTTCTGGCTTAGTGATACCGAACTCTTTCATTGCAGCATCAATATGCGGAAACCAGCGCGCAGCTAACCCGGCGCCAATACCAGCCGCCTTTTGAAATTGTGATTGGTTCATTAGTTCCTCAGATGATCGACCAGACGCGCAACGTTGCCTCTGACGGCAGCCAGCACGGAAAGAAACAGAATGTTAGCCCCGATGGTGGCCCACGATGAATGTGGATAGATACCGCACAGGTAAGCCAACGGGACAGCGCTGTAGAGGACTGTGATAAGCCATGCCAGCCGCGAAACCCAGGGACGATGGCGCGAATCACCGCGACGGTAAAACATCAGGGTAATTACAACCCCGGCGCAAAGCAGCGCGTTTAATGTTGCTGTTGGGTCATTTAGTACCACCAGAACCTCCCCGGCGCGTTATCAGCGCCACCAGCGAGCCGAAATCCTGATTATTCAGGAAGGTCAGGATTTTGACGGCTAATGCGGAAATGATTACGGCACCAATGGCATCCAGAGGTTTATCGCTGTAGCCGGTCACGGCAGCCAGTTTTGAACCCACCAGCCCAGAACAAAGGATCCCGGCTATATACGAAACGACAAAATACGCCAGACGGCGGGTTGCGCTCAGATCTGATGCTGTGGCTATGTAGAAAACAGCACCAGCAAATGCACCAAACACCACGCCGTAATCAGTTCCGGTCAGTAGTCCATAAACACTGGCCCCCGTCAGGACTCCACCAGCTAACCCAGTGCCGGAAATCGGATCGGACATTTAGCCCCCTCTTAATGCTGTGAATCCTCTCAGAAAAAGAAATGAGGGGAATAGGGATCAGGCTCGCGGGCTGTTATGTCAAAGGGTAAGTTATGAGTGATTCCCGGAGCCTGAATTCGATGGCCACCACAGCAACGAGGCCATGGTGTCCGTTATGGTTTACTGAGATTTTCTATTTCACTGACCGTTTGCATGAAGCGATCAGCTTCGAGCTCAACGCCGATACCGCAGCGGCCTAACTCCATTGCAGCTTTCACAGTGGAACCAGACCCCATAAAGAAATCGGCAACAATATCGCCCGGCCTGCTGCTGGCGCTGATGATTTGCTTCAGCATGTCGGCTGGCTTTTCGCATGGATGTTTACCCGGATAGAACTGAACGGGCTTATGTGTCCATACGTCGGTATACGGAACGGCAGCAGATACAGAGAAGCAACGCCGGAGCGTTTTGTACTCTTCCAGCAATTCCGAGTATTTGCGATTCAATGACTGGTAGGTAGCCACCAGCTGGTGGTGAGGATGTTCCAGCTTTTGCTGCAGGTGTTTCTCGATGGCGATCCGGGTAAACAATTCCTGCAGTTTCCGGTAATCCACCTCGTTCGGCAACGACCACTGACTCACCCCAAACCAGTGGGAAGCCATGTTTTTCTTACATGTTGCCTCGGCTATCTCTTTCGTACTCACACCCAATGACTCTCGGGCGTTGCGGAAATAGCCGATAAGCGGCGTCATGATATGCTGCTTTAGCTCTGCGCTTTTGCTCTCGTAGGCATCTTCTTTCCCTGTATACGGCCCCAGATAATGTTCAGCGAACAGGATCCGTTCCGTTGCCGGGAAGTAAGCGCGCAGGCTTTCTTTGTTGCATCCATTCCAGCGGCCCGACGGTTTAGCCCAGATGATATGGTTCAGGACGTTGAACCGTTCCCGCATCATGATCTCAATATCTGAGGCCAGCCGGTGACCACAAAACAGATAAATGCTGCCGGCAGGTTTTAGGACTCGGGCATACTCAGCTAAACAGCTATCAAGCCAGCGTAAGTAGTCCTCATCCCCTTTCCACTGATTATCCCAGCCGTTCGGCTTCACTTTGAAGTAAGGCGGGTCTGTAACAATCAGGTCAATGGAGTTATCCGGGAGGGTGGCAATGTAATGCAGACTATCAGCGTTGATTAACTCAACACTGTGTATTTTTACAGTATTTTTCATAGATCAGTAAGCGTAACTCTGATAACCTCACTTTGCTTTTGCGCTAAAGCAGTGGGCCTTGGTTAGCTTGTGACCTGAAAGCATGAGCTGATGGCTGGCCGGGTGCTACAACACCCACCAGCCGCCCATTTCCACAGCAAATTCCTCCAAATTGAAGGAGTGTAGGTATAAAAAAAACCCGACGATGAGGCCAGGTTTTTTATAAGAAGAACTAAATTTTAAGGATTCCTAGGAGGGACGTGCCAAACTCTACGACCATCCTCATGGTTCTCAATAATCTTAGCCGCAGTACTGCCACCAAAGGTATGCATAAAACTATGGTGTATCGTCAAAACAATATCTTGTAATGCCTGGTCATCTTCCATAGGTGTAATTTTCAAACCGATTTGGCTAGCTTTATCACTGTGAATATGACGAGCATGAGCAAAAGTTGAGCTATGGTTATTCAAGCTCGAACAAATCGCACTGGCTTTTTGTTGGGCATCAACCTCTCCTTCGAACATACCAGTTATCAACCAATCGCTCACAATTGTTGAAGCCCACTGGATGGCCTTTTCACATTCACCAATGAATGTAGGATTGAGTTTTGACATTGTGAATTGCCAATACGCGGCAGTCGCAGGGTTCTGGACTATGTCTTGCATAGCCTTCTGCGCTTCTTCGATCACACCATGTGCTGGAACGCCACCGACTTGTGGATCAAAGGGACCAATATTTGATTGTTTCCCCATGACTATTTCTTTTGCACAACAGGCCAGCATAGTACCTGCAGACATCGATATCATAGGTACGAAAGCTCGAATATCGTTACCGAACTTAGCTCTCAGGTAATAGCCTATCGATTCTAAAGCGGCAATATCCCCACCAGGAGTATGCAAAATGAGATCAAGTCCTTTCGATGCATCTAGCCCATGTATCGCTGTCATAAATCCATTTTTATCGTCATCTGACATAGCGCACAAATGAGAGCTATTCTGCAGAAAACCTGAATAATACGCGATGACATTACGCCCAGTCATCGTGGACATCTCTTTGATATACTTACTTCTTACTGTGTCCAGAGGGCTTTTTTGGGCGAGAACAGCCATCTCGCCCATAACATGATTCCAATTAGGCATTGTTCATCTTATTGTTAGTATGAATACAGTTGGTATGATGCACTTCCTTGTTGATTTATATCAACATTTTCCAGCTGGGAACCTGTTGAATAAATTACACCTTCTTGGCCTGAACCAACTGATGATGTACTCATGACTCTTCGACCAAACTCAGCTACTGTTTCGTTCGGCATAAATTGTGCGGGAGTGATTCCAAAATCTTCATAAAGTTGATTTATGTTCATGGCTGCGCCTCTCCAATAACTACATGTAGTGGGAAAATAAAAACGAAATACCACATGTAGGATTTACTAGCGTATAGATACGAAAAAACCTCCATTTAGGAGGTCATGATTGCTTTAGTTATGTGCTAAATATGTGCTGAACAAAGCGATTATGCAACCATTTTTGCACAGATTATTGGCATTTATCGGAGATTTCTTGGCTATTGAGATCATATCAAGGTCTTACAATCCCTATTACGGATCTTTTTAAAAGCATAAACATTAAGGCGCAACGTTACAGATTGGATTAACTTTACCATTGTCAAAAAACCCGCTCAAAGGCGGGTTTATAAAACTTTGGCAACATATCAAATATGCTTCAAATATGGCTTGTTTTGTTGCATTTTGCAAGCGAGATTGACGGAGATAGTGAAATTTACTTCACATTTCTACCACTTTAAGCACTTCTTCATCTTCAAAGTGATCTAGCGCCAGGCTCAGGGCGTGCTCATCCAGATCCGCAAAGGCCGCTTTCAACGCTGCCCAATGGCCCGAATACACACGCAGCCAGGTCGAACGGTCAACGCTAACCATCCGCGCCAGCGCTGCACCAGCATAGTCTTTATAGGTTTCATTACTTCTCATGGCGGCGACTTCCTGCCCTGCCAGCCATACCAGGCCGATCAGCTTTTTAATGACGCGGGATTGTAACGGGTTATCCACCTGGCATTTCTGATAGTTATTCCAGACGTGCTCGCACATCATCACCTGATGCTTATAGCTGAGGTCGAATCCGTAGCAATATCGCAGCCAGGCCTGCTGGTATTCATTCAGGGAATTAACAGCGCGGCGCCACGGTGCTGATTCAAACTCCATATCTTTAATTGGCGGCATTGGTCGGCGGCGGCTGCGAGTCTCCAGCACATACAAGGGTGCACTCAGCGAGTTAACAAAGCGGGTCCCCGACTCGCCCTCCAGCTCAACGAGGTTAACACAACGGCGCGGCGTGGCATTCTTATCCGCTAGTGGATTCTCACTAAATGCCTCGAGCTGCCCTTTAGTCCCGCCGGACAGGTCCAGCAGTGCCCGGCGAAGTTCATTCCTAACGTAATTCAGATTCTGTTCATTCATGCGGTTTAGCGCTCCATACACTTAAGCTTTCGCAATAACGCCGATCGCCAGCGCCCGATCCAGAAAACGCAGCAGCAACTCCAGCTGCGTGCCGTGCTTCTGTTCGAATGCCGATACACCGGCGTGTAGTTCGTCGTGACACTCTCTGCACAGAGGGATCACGAACAGGTCGTGGGCTTTTGTTGCTGTACCGCCCATACCGTGCCCAACGATATGATGCGGGTCATCTGCTGGCCGCCGGCAACCTTCGCAGGGCTGTGTTTTAACCCACCGGGTATATTGATCATTCACCCAACGGCGGCGCTTAGGCCGCAACAAGAAGGATTCTGGCGACTCCGGGTCAATTGATAACGTCAGAACGGGCTTCATGGCCTCAGCCGGTTGCGTGGCTTGCTTTTGCAAAATGCTGGTGGCCGATACCGCCGGAACAATCTCGCTCTCCCGCATTACTGACTGATGTTTTTCTTCTGGAAGCCTTAGCGCTCTCCTGGCGACTTCCTCGGGGATAACATCAACCAGCCCTTTGGTCACAAGCCACCAGCAGAACTCTGGTACAGTCAAAACATGCTCAGGCGGGAAAAGTAAATCCCTGCCAGCAGCAACTAAAATCCAGGATACCAGGTTCCCGCGAGCAATGCCTGCAAGACGCTCTGTTGACTGCTGACGCAGGAAGTTATCGCAATGCCAGCACAACCGGATAACGCCCGGCGTATGCCGCAAAGTGGTGAAATTTTTACTGTGGTATGAGCTGTGCGGCCACTGACAGACATAATCCTTTTCCAGCCAACTCTCTAGCGCCGCTAACCCACCGGCAGCGCTCAACACCCGCTCGTTATCAAAGACAGCCTGCATTTCCGTCGCGGTAGCCAGAGGCTGTGAAACCGCTGGCAATTCCCCGGTCGCAAAGTGCGAATACATTTCTGTCTCAGATTCCAGTAGAACCCGCCCCTGCTTAAACAGTGCCATAAGCTCCGGGCCGGGCCTGAAAAGTACGATCCCCATCTTCGGGGCAATTTCAGGCGTTAATAGAGCTCTCACGCAGCATTCCCCGTTGCAATGTGTTCTGCCCAAAGTCCCCCAACCCAGCGGATCCCTTTCGGTGTGAATCGCGCCTGGCTGAAAGCGTGGTTATTAGTGACCGAGGTACCCGTTTTAACTTCAAACCGCCCAGCAGCAATATGTGGAGCCATAGGTGTAAGCGCTCCGCCGAGGCGATAAAGGATGTTGTGTTCGATAAGGAAAAGACGGAACTCCGTCTCCTTGGCGTTAAGCAGCTTAGCAACCTGACGGAATGACATTGAGCCCTTCGCCGAACAATAGCGATCGACAAATTCAACCTTTGGCGCCGCGGCAGCCAGTTGGATCGTTAATTGCTCTTTCTGCTCGGCTAAATCAGCGGCCAGGCGCAACGCTTCCGGCAATGAACGTGGAACGTTAACCCCTTGCCCTTCCTCCAGCTCCTGCCAGCGGTCAACGACTGCTGCGGTAAATTCCGGCGATAAACGGGCCACCACCACCAGCGAATCACGCTTGTTGAACCGATATTCCTGATAAACGTTCCCGTTATGCTCAAAATCAAACTGCGCCAATGGCGCGGTTAAAATACCAGCGGCAACAAGTCGCTCGGCTGAACGTTTTACATCACCATGTTTGCTATGGACCAGATCCGCAATTTCGCGGCTGGACATTGTTACTGCACCACTCACAATTAACTGATTCATGCTTTTCTCCATATCAGGCGGCTGCACCCGCCGGTTCATACTTACGAATCGTTATTTCTACTCGCCCTTTCGGCACTATTGGCCCCCACTCCACCAGCATGCGTTTCACCTGGCTGTCGTCCTCCCAAACGCCTGCATGCGTCAGCGCGTCAAACAGCGCTTTGTTGTAGTTGTCCAGATCACGGCGGCGCGCGTCCGGCGGGTAAAGGATGATTTCTACTGCAGCCTGCTCCGTTGACGGCTTAGGCAGTCGGCGAAGCTGCTCAATGATTGCCGCACAGGCCGCACTCTGGAATTTGCGACCGTCAGCGCTAATTAGGTGGCGACCGGCCAGCGGCCCCTTGTTAGGGGCGCGCCAGTAGGTGTTAACGCTCGGCGGGAATGGAAGGACAAGCGTCATACCCTCCGCGCCGGTATTCTTAGGCTTCAGTTGGGTAATGGAGATCCCGCGGGAGACACCGCGGGTGATACTGATAGCCCCTTTTTTCTCAAGCGCACGCAGGTGATCCGCTGCCGCATTTGGTGAGCTGCAACCCAGCAGCCCGGCCAGTTCAAAGTTGGTAGGCGGGAAACCATGTTCACGCTGGTAAGCGATCAGGAGATCCAGAACGTGCTGCTGACGTGTTGTTAAAGTCGTCATGCGGCGCTTACCTCCATCATGCTGCGCGCGACAGCAATAATTTCAGGTGTGGGCATACGCTCCAGCCAGAGCTGGTTGATGTGGGCTTTTAGTTTGTTCTGCTGCGACATATCCAGTACGTCAGCGCCATCTACCTGGTTAAACACAATGCCTACCTCAAGTGGCCAGATGCGTGATTCTGTTCCCGGTAATACATGCGGCACCGCGGCTTGTTCTTCCTTCTGAACTGGCTGCACGGCTGGTGGCTGAACTCTACCGGCGGCAAAGGTGGCCAGCGCCATAGACGCACGTCCTTTTTCTTCCAGCTCGCCGCGGCTGATGTAGCTGAAACGCTCTCCACGCCATGACTTATCGAATACCGCAATCGCAGCACTAAACCCTGCTGACGATTCGGACGGCTGCCCTTCCTCTGGTCGGTACCACACAGGCAGATCGAAACTGATACGCCCACGGATAAACGCGATATGATCTGCTTCTTCCGGCCACCAGACTTCACCCGTTGCCGCTTTGATTAAAAAGACGTAGCGCCCGCCCTGTTCTCTCATTGCCAATGTGTGTGAAATGATGTGGCGCATGCCGGTGATTGCCTGTTTTTCGTGATACTGCGACCGGCTGTATGGCGGGTTGCCATAACCAGCGCCGCCGAGCTCCAGCAAACGGGATGACCAGTCCTGCGTTAAAGCGTTATCTTCAGCGGTGTACCATGCTGGGCACTTCGCGTTATCGTCATCAGCAAACAGGTCGAGAACCAACGGGCCAAACATCGCATTGATGCCCCAGAAAAGCAGATCAGGAGTACGCCACTGATCGCCGACTTCCTTCAACTTGTGCGAGCTTTTGCTGCGCATTTCCGCCAGCGCCTGGCAGTATTGATTTTTAATCATCCTCTGAACCCCGCTGGAATAGTGTCGTTAGGTTGACTGATGGCGTTTATGTCGCGTTCGCGGGTTTTATCCCAGGTATCACGAGTGGGACGGCCTTTTTTATCCCAGCGGGCAGCGCTGGACAGGTAACCTTCAAACTTCTTTGGCCCGAACAACGTTTCCGGTCGCATGTACTGGTACTGTTCGTCGTTCCCGTTCCAGTGCTCATGCTTCAGGTCAACCACCAGCTGCAGGTCGGCAACGCTGTAACCCTCACGCAAACGGGCACGGATGTTTTCCAGCGAGGTTTTTGATTTCTGGTACCGGGATCCGCTGACCTGGTTCAGGTGAGTTAAAACAACAATCGCCTGGTCAGTAATCACAATTTCAGGGTCTGGTTGCGCCGCAACCGGACAAGGGGTTTTAGTAGTTACTTGTGGTTCTGGTTTTGAATTTACTGACGGATCCCCGCCAGATTCTGACGGGTCAAAACCGCCGTTTTTGCCGGATTTCGACGGGTCAGATTTTGATGCGTCAGATTTTGATGTGTCAGATTCTGGCAGTTGAGAAAATGCCGCCGTTCGCAGTTTTGCTACATTCAGGCGGTACACGTTCGAGGCATTACGGTTGCCGTTACGGCGCTGGGTACGGGTAAGCCAGCCCTCTTTTTCAAGCTTCGCGATTGCCGTTCTGATTGTGCTCGGTCCAGCGCCGAGCTGGCGAGCGATAGTCTCAATCGACGGCCAGCACACGCCCTCGTCACTGCTGAAATCTGCCAGGCGAGCCATAATCGCAACACTCGACAACTTCATGCCCGACGCCGCGCAGCCATCCCATACGTAGCCGGTTAATTTAGTGCTCATGATCGTCCGTTATCTCCCTGAACTTTTTACGAAACAGTTCGAGTGGGCTGAAACACTCGTGTGGGTAGCTGTCGCGCAAGTAGATAACGCGCTGTGTTTCTGGCTCCCAACGGATAACACGGACTGGCACGCCGCGGTGGTCCCGGTACCGCCGGTTAAGTTCGCCCATAAGCGTTTTGCCCTCCGGTAGTAGACCCCCACAATTAAGACGGCCCGACTGTGGTTACATGGCACCCAGCGGTTTGATATTCTGCGTTCATACCGAAACAACGGAGAACCCGGCACCGGGATCATCCTGAGTTGCGGTAAACGGTTAAAAGCCGTTAAACTGGTCATGCGGATTTTTTCTCCATACACGTAGAGTTATTCGCCAGGACGCCCGGAGCTGCACACTCGCGGGCGTCACCTTCCCCAAATAACATTTCTGTCACTACCATGATTTCTGCCACCAGCGACTGCACCCGGTAGCCTTTTGCCTTCATCTTTTTGTTTTCCTCGTTGTCCAACACACCGTCCGCTGTTGACTCATTGTGGAATTGAGCAAAACGCCCCAACGCCGCCAGCAGCTCATTGAATTTCGTCAGCAGTTCCTCGTTTCCCATCTGCTCAATGTCCGGGAGCTTTACGAATACACCGTTGGTGTGGTGCGCAACGGCATCAGCAATGTGGCTTGAACCACCAGCACGCTGTAACACCATCGCCCAGCCAAGCGGGAAAATTTGATCGCCTTCGGTACGCAGGCGGTTAAACAACGAGTTTTCGGTCGTTCCTAACCATTCCGCTGCTTCAACATATCCACCAGGCAGATCGGTAATCGTCTTTTTAAGTGCGGCCACCAGCCAGGCTGGCTGACGTTCGACTTTCCACATAGGTTCGTTACCCACGGCTTACCTCTTATCTCTGTGGTTACGTTTACGCAGCCGAAGGGCTACGCTTTTCATAAAGGGATTGGTCAACTTTCAAATCACCTTTAGTTAGTGCCTGAATTTCGAATGCTCGGCCCTTGGGAATAACCTCATCCCACCCGGACACGGATGCATGAGAAATATTCAGAGCTTTAGCGGTTTTCCCCACGCCGCCGAAGTAAGAGATAACGTCATTTTTTTTCATTTTTTCCTCTGGAGTTAGATAATGCAGTGCGTAGATAGTAGGATATCTTACATTAAATGGTCAAGCACTCCTACATCATAAAATGGTAGGATTGCCTACATGAAAATGAATGATCGAATCCGTAGCAGACGCAAAGAGCTGAAGATGACGCAATCTGTCCTGGCAAAGCTTGTCGGGGTTAACCGCGTCACCATCACCGGCTGGGAATCTGGTGACTATAAACCTGGTGGTGAAAACCTTCAGGCGCTGGCGGCTGCTCTAGAGAAAACGCCGCAGTGGCTGTTGGAAGGTAAAGATGATGGAAGCCAACAACCACCGACTATGAACCCGGAACAAAGATTCGGGATCAGGTCCGTACCAGTGTTGACCTGGGTACAGGCTGGAGAATGGACTGCAAACAGCGGAGCCATTACGGAAAGAGATATTCAAGACTGGGTTTACACCTCAGCGGCCGTTTCTGAGAGTGCGTTTGCTCTTATAGTTCGCGGTGATTCGATGACGAACCCTACCGGAGCGCCGAGCATCCCAGAAGGTTCTATCGTCGTTGTTGAGCCTGATTTTGGTGACGCAAGCCAGGCTAATGGCAAGATTGTTATTGCTCAGCTGATGGGTAGTGATGAAGCCACTATTAAGAAGTTCGTCATTGATGGACCGCTTAAATACCTAGTACCACTTAACCCCAATTACCGAATGCTTGAGGTAAACGGAAACTGTCGCTTGGTTGGGTTGGTAAGACAGGTAATAATGGATTTATAGGAAAACCGGGTTATCCCGGTTTTTTTTTCGCCCCCGCATGTAAGTTATCCAACATTTCCACTTGACCTCTCATTGTAAGTTATCCTACATTAATCACACCAGCAGCACGCTACCGGAAGCAACGGTGAAAGGCACCAGTGTTGTTGGGAATAAATGCCTTGCGTCTACATTCTGGCGGCCCGTGTTTTCCCTTATGTCCACGGTCACCGCCAGCTTTTTCAAGGCGCACAACATGAAAGCGCACTCCTTCTCTACCAGTTGTGGATGACAGGTGTGAAACATAAACCGGAGTGCGCTTCCAGTTGTGGTAATTGCGGCTATGCGCACGTGACGAGGCCACCAGCTTATTCAACTTTAAAAATGAATATGTGTCTTGATTAGTGTACGTCGCCAGTCCTGGCCGGGCTGGCAGGTGGAGGCACCACCGCCACAACTACATGTATGGATGAAACCTTGTGCAGAGGAATGAAAATTGAAAACTCCGTTTTTTAAAAATCTGTTGGTATATCGCCTAAGCCGCGATGTCACCATCAATACTGAAGAGCTTGAGAAGCAACTTGAGGCGCAACGCTTTACGCCATGCGGTAGCCAGGACATGGCAAAAACAGGCTGGGCACCACCAATGGGCGCGTTATCCGAGTCTTTGCATTACGTTGGCAATAATCAGATCTTGCTCGTCATTCGTCGGGAAGAAAAAATACTGCCTAGCTCCGTTGTTTCTGAAGAGCTGAATAAACGTATCGTGAGGTTAGAAGCTGACCAAGCTCGTCGCCTCAAAAAAACCGAGAGAGACTCTTTACGAGATGAGGTACTACATTCCCTCTTACCACGAGCTTTCACAAGAAACTCTATTGTCCACCTGTGGATAAATGAGCCTGACGGCCTGATCATTGTAGATGCCGCCAGCGCACGCCGCGCCGAGGATTCACTGGCGTTATTACGAAAAACTATCGGCTCCCTCCCCGTTGTGCCACTCACAATGGAAACCCCTATCGAGTTAACCATGACTGAATGGGTTAGATCTGGAAATGCTCCCGCTGGCCTTGCGCTCGGTGATGAGGCTGATTTGAAAGCCCTGCTGGAAGATGGCGGGATCGGGCGATTCAAAAAACAAGATCTGGTCAGTGATGAGATCCAAAACCACCTTGAAGCCGGAAAAATAGTTACGAAATTATCTCTCGACTGGCAGAACCGCATTCAATTTATTCTTTGTGACGATGGCAGCATCAAACGCCTTAAGTTTTCTGATGAGCTTATTGAGCAAAATAATGATATTGACCGCGAAGATATGGCCCAGCGCTTTGATGCCGATTTTATTCTGATGACCGGTGAACTTAATTCCCTCATTACTGGGCTAACAACCTCTCTCGGCGGCGAAGCTAAGCGATAAATACCACGCAGTAATAACCCATGAGAATGGGTTGGGTTGCTGCACGCTAAATTCAGCAATTCATTAATTTAATGGCGCGGTGCAGCGCGCCAAATGGAGAAAAAAATGAGCCGTCTGAAAGTAAAAGAATTAATCGCGAAAGCGCATGCCTGCGTTGGTGATCTACCACCAGCGCAGCGCCAAATAATGACTGAGGTCATTACCCGGCTGGATACCGTATACGTCGCCCTTACTGAATCCATCGAGCTTCGGGCGGCGGTGGTAGCGGAAAACGCACAAATGTTGCGCCTGTTGACAGACATTAGCGAAAACCACGAAGAGTACGTGAACGCAGACGAATACCTGTATGCCGGTGTTCCGATGGATTACGTTTCTGAAATCAACGCATATATATCTCGCGATGTTGAAGCTGAGAATCCATTCAAGGCAACAGACACGTATCTGGCTGACGTCCGAGCGAAAGGAGCCGAGCAGGCTGGCGAATACCTTAAACAATACGCCCAAGGGTTGCATGAAGATGCGCGCTTGGTCTTGCAGGAGCCGGTGAGCTCTGCAATGGATTCGCCTCACAGCTACGCCAAGGAGTCGCTCATGAGTAACCGCACCGATAAAAACGAAATCATTGTCGCACCAATTGATGATCCTCGGTTAAAGCCCGGAATGAATCGCATGCGAAATGGTAGCACCCAGGAATTTGGTGATGACTGGCATCATCCTGAAATTAAACTCACGCCCCCAGAGAAACACCTGTATGCGCTTGAGGTAAATGGCGTTTGGATGTGGATAAACGGCTGTGCCCATTGCAATAAGAACGGCGACAAAATGCCATACGTTGTCTGCGAAGAGCACGATCGTTGCCAGTGTTGTGGGCTCACCCGCAAAGAAGCCACGCCAATACCTCCGCGCAATGAGCATGACAACGGCGGCGGCATGTGGGGTTCTTGTGATGAAAATGGCGTGTGGGGGTGGACTTGTCATCCATGCAGGGAAGCCGAAGAAGCAAAAATCCGCTCTGATGCATTAGCCAGGATTGAAGAAAATGCAGATTACAACGAGTGGGATTATTTCAATGAAGATCAGGCTAAATGCCCTTGGTGCAACGCTAACGTCAGCACCGAGGAAAGTTATGAGGCCGACGAGGACGAAATGACCTGCAGTGAATGCGGGCACTCATTCACCCTGACGGCTGAACACAGCGTGTCGTGGACGACTAGACGCAAGGAATCTGCACAATGAGCAAATCACTTAATGCACGCTGCATCCGTCGTTGGACTGTCGAATTTAAAGGCCGCTGTGACTCGAAATACAGTCCGTACTGGCATAAGCGCGACTTGCGCGGCTACATCCGTGAGTGTGCCTTAACGACCGCTCATTGCATGGTTGAGCGTATGGCAGAGGATAACGCCAGATTTGACTATGACGGCACAACGATTGGTTGGTCGCCAGAGTTTTCAGCTTGGTACAACGAACGTCGGGAAAAGTATCTCAAAGAGGCGCGCGACTATCTCAACGAAGACGCCACCAACGACGAAATCGACGAAGAGATCCAGAACGAACTGGAGGCGTGGAATGACTGATATCACCGCACTGGCGCAGACTGAAATTAATGATGCGCTGGCTCAGTTGAAACAACTCAGCGAATACCCAACTCCGTCCACTCAATACGCCCGAGTGCTGCGTAAATACATCACCTCCCTGGAAGAGGCGCGGGGAGCCAGGGATAAGCAGATTGCGTTTCTGAAAGAGCAGCTAGCGCAACTGGCAAACTTCAATCCCGATTGGGATAGGCTCGAAGCAGCGACAGACAGCCTTCGCGAGCATATGGCTGAGCTTAATTTCGCGCGGGCACGCATTGCAGAACTGGAGCGTATGGAATCGGCACTTCGCCCGGTGGGCGTGATGAGCCAGGCAGCGTATCACCGACTTGAAAATAGAGAATCACGATTTATTGCATTATGGCCCCGCCCTGAGATCTATTTACCGCGCAAGCGTCCTGATGATGGCGTAATTGTCTATGCGCGTACGGCTGGCATCCAGGTTATCGAAGGAGAGCAGAAGAATGGCTAAATCAACAGACGTACATGACCTGTTAACTGCTTACCAGCAACAGGCTCGAAAAATACCAGCGAAGGGTGTTTACGCTTCAAGACACCGCCAGGTTGAGGTTAATGCGGCTCACGTTCGCAAGATAATGCGCAAGCGTCGGCGCTCAGCAGGCAAGTCAAATAAGCTCGGCTATCGATTTACTGCGGAAATGCGAGTCGCACTGATTTGCGATATGAACTTTTGGGCGCTGGTATGTCGCTCTAACCGCCAGAACTCCAATTTGACTAATGGAATCGTCGTCGCTGCGGGAATTCCGGTTATCGAAGGAGAAGGACAATGAGCGAGGCATCAATTCTGGACATGTGCTGTGGCTCCCGCATGTTCTGGTTCGATAAGCAGGACGAGCGCGCCGTTTTCACTGATATCCGTGCTGAAGAGCATGAACTGTGTGACGGTCGCCGCCTGGTCATAAGCCCTGACCTGATAGCAGACTTCCGGGCGCTGCCGTTCGCCGATGCCTCGTTCCCGGTGGTGGTGTTTGATCCACCGCATCTGGAACGAGTTGGTGAAAATGCCTGGATAGGCAAAAAGTATGGGCGCCTGAACAAAGATACATGGCGTGACGACTTGCGTGCCGGGTTCAAAGAGGCTTTTCGCGTGCTGTGGCCACAGGGCGTTTTGATTTTCAAATGGAACGAAACGCAGATACCGGTTAGCCAGATTTTAGCTCTCACCGACGTAAAGCCAATTATCGGGCAGCGTACCGGTAAGAGCGATAAAACTCACTGGATTATTTTTGTTAAAGGCGGTGTGGCATGACAATCAACTTAACAGACCCAGCTAACCACCCGTCAAACGGACCACTGACAGATGAGCGGCTTATCCGAGTCCGTGACGCGCTACAGCGCACGCTCACGTACAAAAACGGCAGCACCCAGGACTATGTCACTGCTGACGCAATAAAAGCGTTAGACGAGCTCCTAGAGCGGCGGAAGGATGCAACCGAACCGGTGGCTGACGTAGTGGCGTGGTCATCACCTAATGAAGTGCGCACCTGTGATATCCGCTGGCGTCGATTTGATGTTGCTCCTGGACCACTATTCAGAGCACCGCCGGATCCAGAAGTTCTGGACTCAACAACCACCAGCAAACACTAAATATTTCACCGGGTGCAGCCGGTTTATTTGGAGAAAAAATCATGACTAATGTTATCCAACTCGCCCCGAATGAGTGGGTTTGCGAAAGCGTTCTTATCGCTGTCACCGGGCTCAAGCCTGGAACTATCCTCCGGGCCAGAAAAGAATGCTGGCTCGTTGGCCGGGAATATATCCACATGTCGCCTGACGGCAGCCCGAAGCCGTCCAGCGAATGCATGTACAACAGACACGCAGTTGATTCATGGGTCGCGTCACTGAGAAACAAGCAACCAGGGTGATTTAACACCATGAAAAAGGTAAGCTCACATCGCTCTTGGGCGTCTGGAGGAATCAATGGATAAAGTCTCATATCCAACAGGCGTCGAAAACCACGGTGGCACATTACGCATCTGGTTTAGATACAAAGGTAAGCGTGTCAGGGAGAGCCTCGGTGTCCCTGACACCGCTAAGAACAGGAAGATCGCCGGGGAACTACGTACATCGGTATGCTTTGCCGTCCGCACCGGAAACTTTGACTATGCAGCGCAGTTTCCTGACTCACCTAACCTTAAAGTTTTTGGGGTGGGTTCGAAAGAAATCACAGTGAAAGAGCTTGAAAAAAAGTGGCTGGATCTGAAGGAAATGGAAATCAGCGCTAACGCGCACAAACGGTACGAGTCGGTCGTGGCAGTTGTTGTGCCGTTGATCGGAGCCAAACGGCTGGTGACGGCAATTGAGAAAGAAGAGTTGCTGTACATCCGGAAAGAGCTTCTGACGGGTTATCAGTGCACTGTGAAGGGCAGGCCTCCCGTTAAGGGGCGTAGCGCGGTCACCGTCAACTACTACATGACGACTATAGCCGGAATGTTCCAGTTCGCTGCCGATAATGGGTACATAAAGGCAAATCCCTTTGCAGGGATAAAGCCATTAAAAAGAGCCAGGGTAGAGCCAGACCCGCTCAGCCGTGATGAATTCATCCGTCTGATAGATGCATGCCGGCATCAGCAGACAAAAAACATGTGGTCACTGGCAGTGTACACAGGTGTTCGTCACGGGGAGCTGGTTTCCCTGGCATGGGAAGATATAGACCTTGAAGCGGGTACAATAACAATTCGCCGTAATTATACAAAGCTGAGTGAGTTCACACTACCGAAAACTGACGCCAGTACGGATAGAGTGATTCACCTCATCCAGCCAGCCATCGATGTTTTGAGGAACCAGATGGAAATGACTAGGCTCGGGCAACAGCATCACATCAGCGTGCAATTGCGTGAGTATGGACGAACGGCGCAACACAACTGTACATTTGTCTTTAACCCTAAGCTGGTAAGACGAAGTAAGGATGTGGGGATTATCTATAAAGTGGATTCATTTGGTGACTCGTGGGACGCGGGGTTAAAAAAGGCGGGGATCACGCATCGAAAAGCTTACCAGTCACGCCACACTTACGCGTGCTGGTCACTGTCCGCGGGAGCCAACCCAAGCTTTATAGCCAGCCAGATGGGTCATGCTAGCGCGCAAATGGTTTTCAACGTGTACGGCGCGTGGATGGCGGACAATAACGCAGAGCAGATCGCTATGCTAAATCAGAAGCTGGCCGATTTTGCCCCATTGATGCCCCATAGCCCACAAACCAGCAGTAGAGGACTATTAAAATCAGTCAGTTAA